GCCAGCAGGCCAGAACTCAGCCGGCCGTCTTTGTGCAGCCGGGGCGCAACCCTGCGCCACTCGCGCTTGCCGTGCAGCGAAAGCCACATTGGTGGGCTGGGACAGCGGCCAGCCACGGCGCCGCCCTCGATAACCTTCAGCTTCGGCTTGCGGCCCTTCATTGGCGGACATCCTTACCCCTGTTCGCTCCCTGATCAGCGATGGTCCGGGCCGAGTGGTGCGGATGGCACATCGACCGGCAGTTCGCCGGGTCGAACCGCTTCCCGCCGTCGCGCAGGGCGACGATGTGATCAACATCGGTCGCCGGCTCCGGGCAGCCCTCCACCGAGCACCACGGATAGCGCCGCAAGAAGTCCTCCCGGAAGGCTCGCCACTCGGCGTCATAGCCGCGGGTGGCGGCGCTGCCGCGCGCCTTGTTAGCGGCCTTGGTGCAACGCGGGCAGCGCTTGCCGGCCGGCACGAGGGCGCCGCAGCGGCAGTCGCGAGGCGGTGCGGACGGCACGGCTCTAACCCAGCACCGTCAGCTCGATCCGGATGCACTCGCCGGCATCGAACACAGGAGCGACACGCTGCACGGCCTTTTGCGCGCCGCGGATCACCACCTTGTCGCTGGTAACCGGGATGCGCGGGTCGGTGGGGGTGATAACGCCGCCGGTAGCGGCCGGCGTCCTCCCGCCCGGCCATTGCTGCCGGTTGATGTGCGTCGGCGAGACGATCAGGAAGAAGTTCTGCTGTGTGATGTTGCCGATCAGTTGCTCGACGGTGAGCGCGCGCACAATCGCCGGGATGATGCATTGTACTGTTGACTGATTGGTGGTTCCGACCGTGCGTTGCAGATAGACCAGCTCACCGCGCTGCTCCAGACGCCGATCGAGCAGCGCGAGATATCGGTTCACCGCACGCTCACCTTCACGCTCAGGATCGTGTTGCTATACGTCCCGGTCGTGGTGACCTTTACCCGCATCAGCGACGCGAGGATGCCGTCCTGCACGGTGTTATCCGCCATGGCTCCGTCATTCGGCGTGATCGCGGTGCTGACCGGCGTCAAACCCGATAGGTTAATGACCTTCGTCGCGCTCGACGTGGTGAAGGCGAAATTCGCGATATCGATCCAAGTCGCCCCGTCGTCAGGGCTGACCTGTACCCACGCCTTCGCGGTGGTACCGCCGCTGCCATAGGCGAAGCGCGCCTCGATCGTCGCCGCGAGGATCCCGTCAAGATTCTGGATCGGGCTTTGCGCGACCGCGCTCAAGGCCGTGGTGATCGACAGGTCGCATAGCGAATAGTCGCCGCATTTCATCACCCGATCCGTGGAGCGCGATATTGCCTCAGAAGCCCCTCGACTTCGGGCGGAAGGTCGCCGGTGGTGCCGCTGAAGTAGCCGAATGACCCGGCACCCTCGACGCTCTCGCTGCGGATTGCCGGATCGCGCGTGCGGGCAAAGTAGGCGCCTTTGACCAGAAGCGCCGCGGCACGGCTGATATCGTCGGGCAAGGTCGGTTGCGGTGCGTCGGGCAAGATGTACCCGCCAGTGTATTCGATCACCACGCGCCCGCAGAACCGGGCGCACCGGCCGCCGCTGGCGTCGAGCCGGTACAGCCATCCGGTATCGTCCTCAACCTCGTATTCGGTCGGATCGAGAACGGTCCCGGCGACGGTGACCGAAGCAATCTCGGTGACCGGATACCGGCTCAACTCGATCGGCGAGGCGGGCCGATCAAGATACACCGTCTCGCTCACCGTTTCTTCAGCGAAGGTCCGGCGGCACCAACTCCGCGCCGCCGCGCTCGCCTGGTCGATGAACGCGGTCAGCACGGCATCATCGGCCCCGCCGGACAGCTGCAGTTCGCCTTTGATCATCGCCAAGGTGGTGAGGCGGTGAGTGTCGGCGGGGTCGGTGACGGTCAGCATGATCAGGTGCCGATCGCAATCCAGCCGACGGTTTCGGTCCCGGTGCTGGCGATCAGCGTCGGATCGGAATTGCTGGTCGGCTTCCACGCATTAAAGGTTGAGCGTGCCGGCAGACGTGCCATAGGTGATCACCGAAGTGCCAACACCAGGCGCGGCGATGCCCTTCAACGCGACCACGGCGGCAACGATCGTGGTGAGCCCGGTGGTGATCGGTGTCGGGTTGCTGCCGTCGAGCGCGGTTTCTCCGCGGGCGATCTTATAGCCGGCGGCAACACCGGCCAGGGTTGCCGTGATATCGGTGCCGGCGACCTTCAGCGCACCGCCGGACACCACGTCGAGTTCGCCACCGATAACGGTGCGGGCGCCGCCTTGCTCGGTATAGTTGGCTGTGTTCGCGGTCATCGCCGTTACGCCGGTGGGTTTGCTGTCGGTGCGATTCGGGGATGCCCGAGGATCGCCACACCGGCAAGGAAGATGTTGCCGCTGTCGTTGCCCGAAGGCGTCACCGTCATGCGGACGTAACGCTTGTGGCCGATGTAGCCGACCTTGCGGCATTCCACGGCATCGGCGAAGGTAAAGCCGGCCAGCACCTTGGTGCCGAGCAACTCTGAGTCGTCAACCGCGGCATGGTCCGACAGGTTCGCCGCATCGCCGTCCTCGACCAGCACCGCGAAGGTAGCATCGGCGTCGGTGTTGGTACCGGTCACCAGCACCAAGGTGCAGCTCCCGTAACCGAGGGTATCGATGATCGCCGAGACGATCGCCGTATCGTCGGTGCGGGCTGCGATCGGGGCGATCAGCGGCACCGGATGAATGTTGTTCATCAAATCGCGCATGTGTTTCTCCTGTCTTCCGCGCCAGCACTCGAATCAGCTCGTGGCGATCTTCAGCAGCTTGATCGCCTCGGTGTTTGCGACACCGCCGCCGACGCGCCGGTACGCGTAAAACATGACGTTCGGCTTGCTGGTGAAGGGGTCGCGCAGGTACTTGATGCCGGCCTTGTCCACGATGACGTAGCCAAGCTTCCAGTTGCCGAAGGCGACCGGATAGGTGTCGGCGCCGACATCGGGCATGTCTTCCGAGATTTCGACCGGATATCCGAGCAGGGTGTTGGGCGCTCCGGCCGTCATCGCGGTGCGCCACAGATATTGGCCCTGCCCGTCCTTGAGCTGATCGATCAGAGAGCCGGTGTTGCTATTCATCAAGAACGTCGCGCCGGTGCGGTAAGGCGCGCGGAGCCCCCAAACGAGTTTCCGCAACCCATCCGCTTGGATCAGGGTCGCATGGCCGGCAGGGATGTACTGCAGCGTGCCGAACGCCCGCGTTGCATCCCCGGTCGACGCTACCGGCGCCGACAGGAAGCCGAAGGGTTTCTTGAAGCCGTTCCCGCTAACGAACGCGGAGCCTTCGGTGCGGACGAACTTGTCGTTCGTCTTTCCTTCGAGCCAGGCGCCGAGATCGCGCCCGGTATCGTCGAGCAGCCGCTGCGTGACCTTTTGGTTCGCGTAGATTTCTTCGACCTCGATGCGGAGCTGACCGACGCGCGGAGTATCCGTCTCGGGACGGGTTTCCTTCTCACCGACCCACACCGCGTCTGGCTCGTCGAAATCGACATCTTCGACCCAGGCATCGCCGGCGGTGATCGTCTCGGTGCGGGCGAGGCGCCGCATCGGCACGTCGTCAAACAGCTTCTTGGTCGTGCCCGCCGACATGGCCGGCATCACGAAATAGCCGCCGTCCGGGTCCGAGCCGACCGACATGCCGGCGCGCACCTCGATAATCCGGGCTTCGTCACCGGTGCGCACGAAATGCGCGATAGCCCGCCGCTCAGCCTCGATCCCGGTGGGCTTGTCGTTGTTGCCGCCACCGGCACCCGGTCGGCGCAACACCTTCTCGACATCGCCGAGGCGGGTGCGGATTTCGGTCAAGCCGGTGTCGATCGCCGCTATGCGTGTCTCGGCCGCGGTCGTGAAACCGGTGATCGCGGTGCGGATTTCGGCGATCGGATCGTCGCCGCCACCGCCTTCACCGCCACCGTTGCCGCCATCCTCGCGCGTTTCCCAATCGGGCAGGCGCGCGTCGCTAAGACCGTGTGTCATTTCCTTGCTCCTAGTCGTGCCGCTTGCTCGCGGATGAAAGCGGCAAGCCCGGCCGCTTCGAGTGCGGCAAGCGCCGCGGAACGAACTGCCCCGATCCGTGCTAGGCTTTGCGCCGGGAGCGTCACGGGTGAAATCTCGATCAAGTTGACGGCATCGACCCGCCTGCCGCCGTCCGGCAGCTTGGCCGCGCGCACCGTGCGGAACCCGACGCTCAAGCCGTCGAGCGCGCCCGCCTTCATCAGCGCGTGGGCGTTGCGGCCGGCGGTGCTGTCGAGCACCAGGCGGCCAGCGACTCTCAGGCCGAGGTCATCCTCGCGGACCTCATCCCATACCCCGATCGGCTGCGTCGGGTCGTGGTGCCATAGCATCAGCGGACGGGTGCCAGCCGCCGCATGCGCGCGCAAGCTGTCGGCGAAAGCGCCGGGAATCCATTGATCACCAAATGCGTCGCGCTTACCCCAGGCTGCGGCATAGCCGCTGAAGGTGCCGGTATCGTCGGGGGCGAACCGAACTTGAATGCCGCCCACCTCATGCCGCGGCATTGGCAGGCTCCTTTGTCCTGTCGACTGCGGCAGAGTTGACCGGCCGTGTGTAGACCTCGCCGCCGACGTAGGGCGCGCGGTTGTCGAGCGCGCGGCATTCGTTCGGATTCAAGATGCCGGCCCCCACGGCCTGCGAGAACGCCGTCATACGCGCCGCCAAGTTGGCGCGGGCGAGGTCGTCGACCAGGAATTCGACGAACATCGTCTTGCGCTCTTCAGCGGTAAGACAGGTAATCTTGATCGCGTCCTGCCAGAGCCGAAGGATCGGCAACAGACACAAGCTGAGGAATTGCTGCCCCAGCTCTTCCGCGTTGCTGTGCGTCGTGCGGTCGAGATCGCCGACCATGTGCAGCGGCACCCGCCACAGCCGGCAGACTTCCTGCACTGCGAATTTGCGCAATTCGAGGAACTGCGCGTCGGTGCTCGACAGCATGAATTGAACCCAATTCATGCCCTCTTCCAAGATCAGCGTCCCGCCCGGATTGTCCGAGCCGGCGCGGCTGTCGAGCTGTTCCCGCAGCTTCTTGATCGTGGCGTCGCCGAGGGTTTTGGGATGCGTGATCGCGCCACTGGGTTTGGCGCCATTGCCGAACAGCCCTGCCGCGTGCCGCTCCATGATCAACGCCAGCGCAATCGCCTCGCGCCCTTGCTCAATCGGTGACAGGCCGAGCAGCGGCGACGGGCCAAACCCGCGCACATGGACAACCGCCTCCCGGCTGAAGGTCTTGCGGTTGCCCGATCGGTCGGTGACATCGTAAAGAGGCTCGCCCGTCATCGGATCGCACCGAACGCTGGTCCGGCCGCCCTCGATCTGGACGATTTCCTCAATCACACCATCACGATTCCGGGAGGCAAAAGCGTAGGCGTTGCCGTCCAAGCACCAGCGCGAGGTCATCGCCAGTTTGAATTCGGAGATCGGCGTCCAGTCGTTGGGCGCGTCGGCGAGCAACCAAAACAGCGGGTGATCTTCGGCAGGGTCGCGCCCACCGTCCGGGCGCTTCCGGTACAGCTTCAGCGGCAGCTCGGCGATCGTCTCGGAGATCACCTTGTTGCAGCTAAAAACCGGCGAGCAGGTCAGCGCTACTTCGGGGGTAATGCTGATTCCGCTGATCGTCGGCCCGCG